CAGAAATGAAATATGTAGTCTGTTTACCATTTCGTGTTCAAGAGTTTCGTGATGAGTTTATGCTTAATTGTAAATTAAACAATATTTTAGAGATTGACAATACAGTTAATAATATTGGCATAATGGCTAGTCATAATCTTGGCATTAAAAAACTTTATGAAGATAATGCTGATTGGCTGATTATAATGAGTGCAGCAATAAGGTTTGGTGATAAGGGTGGCTTAGATATCATTGAGCATTTAGAAAAAACTGATGCTCAAATTGTTGAAGGCTTCCAACTTTATGGTTGGCATTTAATGGCTTTTAAAAAAGATGTTATTGATACTGTTGGCGGATGGGATGAAAACTTTACACCATATGGATATGATGATTTAGATTATAGTATTAGAATTAAAAAAGCAATGCCTAATGTTAAATGGGAAAAGATTTTATTTGATGTTTCAGATACTATTATGGGTCATAGCATTAAACTAGGTGGAGTAAGGTCAAATGACAACCTATTGCATCAATATTTCTACAATAAGTGGGGCCAATATCCTGGAGGTGGGCACAGTGTTGAGGAACTCTATCCAACTCCATTTAACTTACCAGATGTAGATTTTAAATACTGCCCAAAAGAAGATGACAAGAACCATGTTAGTTTTATTAAAAAAGTTAGATACCAAGAATAGGATGTTTATAAAATGACAGAAATGATAAAGTCAGTAATCAATGGAGAGTTTGAAATCTTTCTTCCAGAACATCGTGCCAACAGACCTGAGTGGTACACAGAAAAAGGATGGGAAAGAAAAAGATTGCAATCAATGCATAGCAATCTTGGACCTGGCGATGTAATCTATTATGTTGGTGGAGAAGAAGGGGAGATGGTTGCGCTTTGTCAAATATGGGGAGCAGAGACTGTAGTATTTGAACCAAACCCAAAAGTATGGTCACACTATCCATTATTATGGGAAAGTAATAAACTAAATAAGCCAACCGCCTGTATTCCTGGATTTGCATCTAATGAAAACAATAAACTTACAAGAATTTATCATAATGAGTTTCCACCAGAAGCGGATTCAGTAATTGATGCTGCACATGGGTTCAAAGAGTTACATACAGAGGGATCTACTTATGGACAAATAACAATTGATTCATGTGTTTACGATAAGGGTATCAAACCACCTACAGCAATAACTCTTGATGTAGAAGGAAGTGAGTGGGCTGTGCTAACTGGTGCAGAAAAAGTTTTAAAGGAATACAAACCAAAAATTTGGCTATCTGGTCATCCAGAATTTATGATCATGTATTGGAACAAGTATCTTTGGGACCTTAGATATTGGATTATGGAACTTGGATACAAAGAAACAATACTAGACTATCAGCATGAGGTGCATTTATTCTATGAAGCAAATTAAAGCCTATCTATATTCTATTGATCCACTTGATTCTGCTGACGGTAAATGGGATTACGGCTTACTAAAACAAACCTTTGACAAAAATCATATTGAGCAAATAACTGTAAAGCAGATACCAAACGAAGAACGTGCTTTTGTTGTTATTCCTGGTCAGGGAAATGCTGGTAAAGAAGATAAAATATCTGAGCAGTTGCAAAATTTAGGTAGGGTAGTTTTGTTTATTACTGGTGATGAAGGTGCTCACTTTAATGTAGATAAGATATCTCATCCTAATATTGAGATATGGGTTCAATACCCTCACCAAAAACATGAACAATATAACAAAGTTTTTATTGGTGCTCCTCAGCATATTAAAGATAATTTGCCTAACTATCCTATTAAAGAATATGATGTTTATTTTGGTGGTCAAATAACCCACCAGCGCAGGAAACAACTAGGAGAAGCCATGCCAGGCCTTCCAAATAGCCTCTACAAGCCCACTCCAGGCTTTGCACAAGGAGACACACCCAAAGACTACTATGCCACCATGTCAAAGGCTAAGATAGCCCCCTGTCCTGCAGGAGCACAGGTTGTTGATACTTTTAGGTTCTTTGAATCAATAGAAATGTTATGCCTGCCAGTAGGAGATCTGGTAGACTCAAAGGGTATTGAAAAAGATTTCTTTGCATATGTTGGGGCAGAAGACATCCCAATAACAAAGACAAATAACTGGCATAATCTAAAAGATATGGTTCCTAACTTACTTAATGATTATCCTAATAACATGCACAAGGTTGTATCATGGTGGATTAAATATAAAAGAGATTTTTCTATAAAGATTATGAGGCAAGTAAATGAATAAGAATGATGTAACAATTGTTATGGTAACTTCTGTTATACCGAGCCATCCAGATACAAGAATTCTTGATGAAACTATCAGAGAAGTAAGAATGCATTTTCCAGAAAATGAGATCATCTTACAGATTGATGGCCTGCGTGAAGAAAGACTAAATAGAAAAGCAGATTATGATGAGTTTAAAAGTCGTGTTCTTTGGAAGTGTTTGCACGAATGGAAAAATGTTTTGCCAATTATTTTTGATGAGCACAGCCACCAGACAACGATGATGAAAAAAACAATAGACTTGATTCAAACATCTGTGATGCTTTATGTTGAAGGAGATGCACCTCTTACTGGTGATAGGCACATTCACTGGGATGAGTGCTTAGATATGTTGGAGTTTGGTAAAGCAAACACAATCAGGTTTCACTTTGAGGCATCAATCCCTCCAGACCATAGCCACCTAATGCTTAATAAGAGAGGTAACTTTTTAAAAACAATTCAGTGGAGCCAAAGACCACACCTATCTCGTGTTGATTATTATCGTGAAGAAGTTTTAAGAGTTTCAGATGAAAAAACTTTTATTGAAGATAAGTTTCACGGAGTTGTTCAAGATGATGGTTGGTTTAAACATAAACTTTGGATATATCATCCAGAGGGAGATATCAAGCGTTCCTACCACTTGGATGGTCGTGAAGGTACTAGAAAGTTTACATCTGATGACCAAGCATGGGGATTAACTGAATGAGATTAGGAATTATTGCAAGATCAGATAATACTGGGCTGGGTAATCAAACAAGAGAACTTGTTAACATGCTTAATCCATCAAAGGTTATGCTTATTAATTCTACTTCTTTTAACAGAAATAAGCAGCATCCAGAGTGGTATGAAGGATATGACTGCCAACATGTTCGTGGCTTTCCTAAAGCCTTTGAGATAGATATCTTCTTAAAAGGATTAGATGTTGTGTTAACCTGTGAAACATTTTATAATAAAGAATTTATTCCTTTAGCAAGAAGAAAAAAGGTAAAAACAGTATTGCAATATAACTATGAATTTTTAGAACATCTTCAGCAGCCAGACCTTGCGCTGCCAGATGTTTTTCTTTCACCAAGTCTTTGGAACTTTGAGCATGTAGAAGGACTGTTTGGAAATAAAACAAATGTTATTTATCTGCCTCCACCAACAGATCACACATTGTTTAATGCTGTAAGGAAAAACAATACTTCTAAACATCACAACAGGATATTACATATTGGTGGTAAGGCTGCATCTGAAGATAGAAATGGAACTAAGTCTGTTGTTGAGATGCTTAAGCATTCAAAAGGAGACTATGAGGTTGTCATTAAAACACAAACACCCCTTGATCTAAAATGCAAAAATTCAAGACTAATAGTCGATACAAATGATGCAGAAAATAGAGAAAGCATGTATGATGGATTTGATGCAATGGTGCTTCCTAGAAGATATGCTGGTCTTTGTTTGCCTATGAATGAGGCTTTGATGAGTGGTCTTCCAGTATTTATGACGGACATATCACCAAACAACAAGGTGCTTCCAAAAGAGTGGTTGGCCAAGTCTAATAAGATTACTACATTAAGAACAAGAACAACTCTTGATGTTTACGCTGCTGATGCAGAAAACCTTGCATACATTGTTGATAACTTTATGAAAGAAAAAAATACAAATACTGAAAAGCAAAAAGCCTTTGATATCGCAACAACAAACTTTTCTGCTAAAAACTTAAAACAAAAGTATCTAGATATTTTAGAGAAATAAAAAAGCGGGTCCGAAGACCCGCCTTCCTATGTAAGATAAACTTACTTCTTGTCTGCTGGCTTCTTTGCAGCCTTCTTCTTAACTACCTTTGCACCCTTTAGTGCTGCTGCAACATCTGCTTCAGCAGGCATACGTCCAAATGCCTTGTCGTTAGGATTGACTGCTCTCAATACTACGGGCACGATGGCTCCAAGTAGTGAGTAAGCAAGTGTTTCTGGATCTGTTACTCCAGATGCATACATTGCCGTTGCTGCACCAAGAACTGATCGTCCGTATGATGCTAACATATTCTTCATTTTTTCGTTCATTATTCCTCCTAGGATATAACTTTGATTAGTATAGCGTAGCCAGCCCATAGGCCTATAATGCCTGCTACCCCTGCAAAAACAGGTGGTGCTGGAACTGGCAATTTGAATGCAGCAAAAACTAAACCACATCCAAAACCTGTTAGTACTGATAGTACAATGTCTTTCATTTTTCTCCCACTATATATTTTCTATGATGATTTTCACAGAAGTCTACGTATCTTGTTTCTGTCATTGAAAGTATCTTTGCTTCTTCAATGCAATCTTCTATCTCACATACCGCATAGTCATACTTAATACTATCTTCAAACTTTTTTATTTTAGGGTACATTATTCTTTCATCCCGTGGTCTTGGCTTGGATTCTCAGGATGATCTACTGGTGTTGGTGCTGTACAAAAAGCACCACATTCATTGCATTGCATGTCTAAATGATACATGCCAACCATATATGTGTTTGGATCAAATGAAACTAATGCTCTAAACAAGGTACCGCCACAACTTGGACACTCACAAGTTGGAATGCCTCTAGCGTCTATCATCGACTTCCTCTGGTAGCAACTTCTTTAAATCTTTGTAGGCAGCAGAAATTTTCTTCATAGAGTGGTAGTGTGGGTATGCATCTCCAACAACTCCATACTCATCAAAGTACATTATCTCTGGCTCAATGTCTCTTATAAAATCTTCTAATTGTTTTTGCACATCTTCAATGTATTCAAATGCCCAGTCACGAGAATCAGAAAGAAACTTAATAAAGTTTTCTTTGTGTATGTCCTGCTCTTCTTTGCTTACTGGTGACTGAAGGCTTGCCTCAAATGCCTCACGCATTGTAGCGTTTAGCATAACCATTTGTGCAAAAGCCTTGCTAACCACCTCTAGTCTTTTAAGAACAGCATAGTATGCAATAGCAAAAGACATGGCAAATAGGCTGGTTACTATAATAGCAATTCTCATACTATTCCTTTTCTCTCAATACTATTGTATCACTACTGGCATTATACATTTTTTTAAAGTCTATTCCTGTTATTTTTTGGTATTCTTCTATGCTTCTTTCTGATCCTACTCCATAGATACCGCTTTCAATACCACAAAAAATACGCTTTTGTTTTTCTTTAGATAGTACTTCTAATTCTTTCCAGGAAATCTCTCTTAGATTTCTATCTTTCCATATCTTACTGTATCCCTCACGGGTATAAAAGTGATAAACAATCTTAACACATGGGGAATATATATCCCATCCCCTAGTCCAGGCTCTTATTGCAAAGCACAACTCTTCACCAAAGAAACTAATCTCTGGATCATAAGGAATATCTTTTATTATATCTCCAGTAGTAAAAATAAATCCTGCAAGAATTGTAGTTGATTCTTCTGGCATGTGCTTGTTAGATAATTCAACTCTTTCAGCAGTCCAGTCTCCACGCTTTGTAAGCATAGGCTTTTGTTTTGTAGGATATGGCAACTGCTGCTTAGACTTTTTGATTATGCTTATCTCTTTATTTGGTTCAACATAAAATGGTGGAGGAAAATGTGACAAAATAACTTTATTATTATTTGATATTTGTTGTGCTTTTTTATGTTGTTCAATACACAACAAGTCCCAGTCTTTTTCAAATATCGTATGTGAATCAATCTGTAAGAAATAATCTTGTCCAGAATACATTGGCATAATCTGTGCCCTAGCGTATCCAGCACCCCTTGCCATCTTAGGGTGTATCTTTTCCAAAGTTAGATTAGGTACCCAGGACAAATCTGGCTCATACTTATCAAACTCTTGAAGAAAAACACCAAAGAATAGTTCCTGTGGATTGGCGGCATTGTCTAGCGCAGAGTGAATTGTTCTTTCTAGTTCTGGATCTCTATAACTAGCAATAGATATAAAGATTGTCACTGCTTAACTGCCTCTCTAGTGACTAAAACAATTGCACCTTCCATTTCAAGAGCGTTCTTAAGTGTTAATACATACTGCAATGCCTGGATTTTATCATCATGAACAAGTCCAGCAAAGTGCTTTTCATCTAACTTAATAGTTAAAAAATGTTCATTATCAATTATATTTACACCAAATCCTTTTGGTGGTATAACTGAATGAAAAGCCCTACGCATTGCATCTGTATACACTATTTTCTTCCCCATTGTATATAGTTCCATCCACGCTCATGTGCGTAGTAGATGAATATTTTAACTACCGTTTCCCAAAACGCAATCGTTACGGAAAGAGCAGCATTTTTTGTTATGACATAGGCAACAGCAACAGAGGAAAGAGTACCCCATATGCGATAACTTAATGCCTTAACAAATGACCTTGCCCTGGTTACTGTCATTCCTTGCCCCACCTAACAGCATTCCAAATTCTTTCATGATAATAGTATGCCACAAAGTTAACCCCATTGGTTATTAGTGTAGCAATAGTAGCCAGACTAATATCTTCGCTCAAAGCATAAAGAGTTACAAACCCTGAAACCATTGCGACAACTCTCCATGTTAAAGACTTAACAAGTGATCTACTTTTCTTTACGCTCATCGTTATCCTTAAACATTGACGCTATAATTCTTTCATCTGCAGCATTGATTGCTTCCCCAGATTTTTCTATCTGTCTAAAGACCCATTTGCTTGCGTTTTTCAGTAGCCGAAATAGCATGAATGTCTGCCCCCAAATCTACTTGTTCAATCTTATATCCGACATCTCTACCGTAAACAATGTTGGTAATGTTAGGTAGTCTTAGTACTAATGCGCCATCCATAAAGTCATCCTTGGCAATATATTCTTTTACCTGATCAAACTTAAGTGGATCTTTCTCACTTGTGTTGTATGTATTACGTACTCCAAGAAGTACTTGCTCAGTTCTTTTACCAGCCTCTTTGTAAAGGGCATGGTGGCCTTCGTGCCATGGCTGATACCTACCCAGCATAAGAGTTGTAGGTGCAGACCAATCATGAAGACTAAACTTATCAATGATGTGAGATGCCTTTGCTTCTGCATCTAAGTTGTGACTAATGAATGAAACATCAAACTCTGTTGGTCGTTCAAACATCTTGTTTGTGTCTTCAAATCTACCCTCTGCGATGGTGTCCATAAATACCAAAATATCTGGCTTACCAAATGCTACACGAGTTAGATCTGTTGGACAAACAAAGTCAACAACTACTGGAGCAACTCCTTGCTTAGAGATAAGTCTTGCCATCTCACCCATACGACGTGCTTGCTCTAATCTATCTTCTGGTGCAAAACCTAAGTCTGAGTTAACTGTTGCACGTACCTCATCTGCATTAAGGTGAATTGCATTGATGCGTTCTTTAAGTGCTTTTGCCAATTCTGTTTTTCCAGATCCTGGCAGTCCTATAATTTGAATAATCATACTTCTTCTCTTTTCCAATGTAAAAATGATTTAATGTAAACAGCAGTATATGCAAGAGCAGCAAATATAAAACCATACTGCTCAGTGGTAACTGCGTAGATGATCCACAAACATTCGTTAAATATAAGCCATAACCATGCCCATTTCTTTTTACGACCTACAAAGTAGATTCCCGATACACCTATTACTGCCAATACCCATGACCACATATTATTGCTCCATTGTTAATGATTGCCAAGTCAAAGACCACTCTTGCTTTGATCTATGATTGTTAAATTCTCTTGAGATTTCTCCACCTTCTAGATAGATACCGCCCCAAACTCCCCACTCTTTTCCAGATACCCCTACTGCAAAACATCTCTTTGCTACTGGGCAAGTCCTGCATATAGAATCAACAAAGGCTCTACTTTCAGGCTTTTCTTCATAGTCATCAAAGAACATGTTTGTATCAGAACCTAAGCACTCTGCATCATCTTTCCATAGATGTTGTTTCATGCTCAACCTCTATATCTGTTTGGAATATCCCATCCGTTACGAGTGACCTTATAAACTCTTTGTAGGTACCAAAGACCCTTTACTCTCACACCGTTAACGGCAGTACGTGCAGAATCAGATCTCTTTAGATCTACTACATCCCAACCAACCCAAGAAAGATTGTTGTTTACTTTTACAATCTTCTCCATTTTTTCTAAACTTGTTACTATCATACTTCCCCCTTAGTATCTAAAAATTCCAACTTCAATGTTTTCTAATTCAGCCTTAGCAACCAACTTAGAAGGTGTTTGCTTTGGATTACACAAAAATGCAAAATAATTTACATAAGACATGTTCTCTTCAACCCATTGACTAGGAACTTTATAGTATTTAATTTTCTTTCCTCTGGCCTTCATGCCACGCTCAGAAAGATTTGAAAACTCTGAAACCATAGAGTTTATTCTTGTAGGACCTACTGAATAAATTGCAAACTCTTGATCATCTTCTTTCATGCCAGATAGGGCGACACCCATAGCACGAATGAATACGCTGTAGTCGCTAAAGTCATTCGTTCCCTGAACTACCACTATCATTTTGTATTCCTTTTCTTAAATTATCCAATATAAAAAGCATTTTGTCAATGTCTTTTTTAGACATAGTTGATATGTCTACTGGTTCTGCGGTAGGACTAACAATGTCTCCATTATCAGTATCAGCAGAATAAAAAACATTATCTTTTACCCAATACGCTTTGCTGTCTATAACAATAATCTTGATCATAGTATTAGCAGCATGTTTTGCTGACTGAGACTCAATCTTTTCTTTATTGTTTAGTTTTTTAGGAATAAGAGTTCTGATACTTTCATGAATATCACTTTGTCTATACTTGATATTCGTTAAAGTCTTTGAAACTTTATACCCGTTTAATCTAATTATAGACCAAGCAGCCAACAATGTCAAGCCGATGGCTAAAAAGTATTCCATTTTTACCTATTATTCAGGTTTTGTTTTTGTTATTTTTGTAGCAGGAACTGGTTCTGCCTGCTGAACCATAACTCTATTTAACTTAAGTTGTGATTGTAGCAACTGAAATTCCAGATCTGATGCCTTTTGTCTATAGAAGTTAACTAATTGTTTAACTTCTTCAATGTTCATGTCTTCCACTGCCTACCCCTTTCTAAAACT